AGCTTGGCCGATGTAGAAGGAGTGCTCAGAGAACAAGCGCAAGGATACCGGTCATATTACGACACGATTGACAGCCTGCGCCGGCGCGATGAGATCAGCGAGAAGCAATCCGTGGCGGCATTGGGCGCCGCGCACGTTGCGGAATTGGAAGGTCGCCGCGCTTTGCTTGAGGAACAGGCCGGGCTCGTGTCCGGGCAGGCGGATAAGTATGCCGAGTACAAAGCCAAGATAGCCGAAGTAGATAGCGAGATCATCCGCACCCATGCCAAGTTCGCAAACGATTTTCTAGAAATCGAAGCGCGCGTAGCAGAATCGCGCCGTGAAGCGGTCAATACTGCACTCAGCGAGATGGCATCGCTGCAGGATCAGTTGCGCGCTGCGCGCGAAGGAACCGAGGAAATCGGCATACAGGCAGCGTTCTCGGGGCGGATGGATTCGGCTAGAGATGAGGCGGCCGCGCTGTCGGAGTTGCGTGCGGCAAGGATCGACAACCGAGCAGAATTGAAACTCGAAACGGCTGACACGTTGGAAGCGATCGGCGCGCAGGACGATCTGGTAGCCGCGTACCGCGGACAAGCTCAGGTGCTACGCGATACGGCCGAGGAACTCCGCAAAGCAGGCAGCTTGGAAGGGATGGTGAATCAGAACAAGACTCAACTGGGGCAACTGAAAGATGCCATCGACGGATGGTCGCGCGATGCCACAAAGGCATTCGTCGATTTCGCATTCGGAGCGGAACAGTCCATCGGTGATATGCTGGAAAACATCGCAAAGCAATTCGTTGCGATGCAGATTCAAAAGAAGGTCATGGACCCTCTGTTCTCCGCTGTCGGGGGATTGCTATCCAGCGTGTTGCCGTTCCACAGTGGCGGAATCGTCGGATCGGAAGGTGGTACGGGCCGCAGCATGTCGGCGCTGGCCTTCGCTGGTGCGCCGCGCTTCCACAGCGGCATGGGGCCAGACGAGTACCCTGCCATTCTGCAGAAAGGCGAGGGCGTATTCACCCCTGGGCAGATGCGCGCAATGGGTAGCGGTAGTTCGGTGCGCGTCGAGATCAAGAACGAGGGCACTCCGCAGCGCGTGATGTCTGCGCAGCCTACATTCGACCCTGTAGGAATGGTTGTGTCCATCGTGACGCGCGACCTGGCGAACAACGGGCCGATTACGCAATCGATGGGTAGCACATTCGGAGTGCGGCGCTGATGGCGACTTGGCCGACCTACGCGAAGGTTATGAAAGAGGGTTACTCCGAAAACCCTGCGCCGGCCGTCTTGACGACTGAGATGGAGACGGGGCCGACAAAGATCGTGCGCGTCAAGAGCAAGGTCATGGTTGCGCGGCCGGTGACGGTGCTGCTCGATTCGGCGGCGAACTACTCTTCGTGGCTCACGTGGTTCCAGACCACGATCCGGCACGGCGCGGATTGGTTTGACTGGACCGATCCGCGAACCAGCAGCGTCAAGTCGGCGCGTATTCAGGGTGGGCAATACACGGCAGAGCACCAGACGCGGCTGCGCGTCTGGAAGTTGTCACTGACGTTGGAGACGTGGGAGTGACACGCGGATACTCTGCAGGGCTGGCGACCGAGATCCATGCAACGTCGAGCGGTGATCCTCCTATCGTTCTGATGGAAATCGCTCATCCATCTCTGGTGTCTCCCGTGCGTATCGTCAATGACACACAATCGATTGTGAGCAACGGAAATACCTACGTGGCGCTGGCGTTTAGCGTGACGCTTCCAGACGAGCAAGAGGGCAAGCTACCTAAGGCGCAGATCGCAATCGACAACATCGGACGCGAGCTTATGCAGTGGCTCGATACATCCAACGGCGGCGCCGGCGCATCGGTGCGGTTTATGCAGGTGCGGAGATCGGTTCCTGACACGATCGAATACGAGATCACGCTTGAGTTGTCGTCGATACGTGCGACGTCGAAGATCGTGAGTGGGGAGTTGGGTTTCGAGTCTTTCCTTGACCGGCCGGCGGTGGCGGTGCGATATGACCCTCAGTCCGCTCCAGGATTATTCTGAGCCGCACTGGTCGGAGCATTACATCGGTCGGCGCTATCGCCGCGGTGACGCGGACTGCGTAGCGCTTGCCGTGTCGGTGCAGCGTGAGCAGTTCGGACGCGCACCGCTCATGCCCACGGCTGAACGATGGGGCGCAGCGCGGCATCATCCGCACATCCTGGCGCACGACTACGGAGAACCTACTAGTACTCCCATAGATGGTGACGCTGTAGCCATGCGCTGCGGCCGAGGATGGCACCTTGGCGTCTATTGCGAGATCAACGGCGAGGCATGGGTGCTGCATGCTACGTCGAACGTCGGATCGGCGCATCTGAGCCGTCTGCGCGACTTGCCGCGGCAAGGGCTGACGGTCGAAGGATACTATCGGTGGAAGTGATCCCTCGCGAATCTTCCCCCGTCTTGACGTATTGCCCGCATCCGATCCTGGCCGCGGAAGGGCGGCAACTGATCTACGTCCCATACGTCGAAGGCGAAACGATCGGGCGCTACCTCGATCGCGTTGGAATCCGGATGACGGATGCGCCGGCCGTGCTCATGGTCAATGGCCAGCGCGTGCCGAGCGAACTGTGGCACATGGCGAGGCCGAAACCGGGCACCACGATCACGCTGCGCGTTCAGTTGGAAGGCGGAGGAGATTCCAATCCGATTGCGGCGATTGCCATGATAGCGCTTGCAATCTTCGCTCCAGGAATCGGACAACTTGGGGTTGGGATGTTGTCATCTGCAACCGGTATGGCTTTTACCGCTACAACCGGAATGATCTTGTCTGCGGCGATATCAGGTGCTGTCGTCCTGGTCGGCGGCATCCTCATAAATTCGCTGTTCGCGCCTCCCGTAGCTCAGCTGTCGCAAGCTCGTGCGCCGCAGGTATCTCCGACCTACTCCCTGAGTGGTGGTCGAAACTCTGCGCGTCCCTACGGCCCGTTGCCGTTGATCCTCGGCACCCATCGAGTATTCCCTGATCTGGCGAGCAAACCATATACCGAGTTTGCGGGTGATGAGCAATACCTGATTCAAACATTCAACTTCGGATTCGGAACGCTGCAACTATCTGATTTCCGAGTCGGGCAGACGGCGCTTACCAGCTATACGGAGGTTGTAACGGAACAATCCGGAACAGATGGCGTGCTGTACAAGTTCCCAGGCAATGTTGATTCCACTATCGGCGGCGTGCTCGGCAGCGGTACGCCTGCCGTGCAGTACCCAACGCCGACTGACGACACAGCATGGGTATCTCGCACTAGCGGGACAAATGCCATACGCCTGGCGATCGATATTGAAGCGACGATTTACCGCATCGACTCGGAAGGGATGGGCGAATGGTTTGTCACCCTAGAAGCCCATTATCGACCAGTCGGTGGAGCATGGTCGCTATTCCCTGGATTTGAACAGGGCGCATACCTACCCAATTCGGACACGCGTCCGATACGCAAAACGTACTACTCAGGAGTGCTGACTCCAGGACAGTATGAGGTACGAGTCAAACGCGCGCTAGGCGAAGGAGATCCATGGGAACTGACTCAGGTAACAGATTCCGTCACATGGGCGACGCTACGCACGTACCAGCTTGATCCTTCCTCCTACGATGCACAAAACCGATATGGGATATGGATCAAGGCGAGCGGGCAGATCAATGGTGTCATGGATCGCCTGTCAGCGCTTGCAGAAGCGTACATTCCAACGTGGAACGGTTCGGCATGGGTAAATGCGTACAGCAGCAACTGCGCATGGGTATTTCTGTACTTCGCACGAGGCGCGACAACCGCTGCCGGCCGTCCATTGTGGGGATGCAATCTTGCCGATTCGCGGATTGATATCGAAGGTCTCAAACTTTGGGGATCGTATTGCACTGCACACGGACTGACATTTAACGCGGTGATCGATACGCCGATGAGTCAGGCCGAGGTACTAAACGCGATAGCTAGATGCGGGCGCGGATCCGTCACGTTTGCGACTGGAAAACTCGGCGTCGTGTGGGACGATTCTGAAGCTCCGGTAGTCGCTCAATTCGGCATGAGTTCGATCCGTGCCGCATCATTTTCTATCGAGTGGGCTACGGCTCCGATGGCAGATGAGATCGTTCTGGAATTCCAAGACGACGCAGAGGACTTTGAGCAATCAGAAGTCAGAGTATTACGTCCTGGGACATCGACGCCTGAGCGCTCGCAGACGGTCCAATGGTTCGGAGTTACCAATCGATTCATGGCGGGGCAGATGGCTAATCTGCTCATGGCCAACAATCTCTACCGTACTCGCTCGATAAAATTCGAGACGGATGCAGAAGGACTCATCGTAACCCGTGGCGACAGGATCATGCTGTCGCACGACCTTACGCAGTGGGGATATAGCGGTCGGCTGACTGCGGCGACTATCACGCGACTAGATCTGGATCGGGAAATCCCGCGCGTGCTCGGAACGGCGGCATGGATCGCATTGATTGAGCCAGACGGATCCGAAACGTACCACGCGCTGACGGATGTCGCGAGCGGAGACTATGCCTACGTCACGCTTGTAACTCCGCTGTCAGCGGGTGGCGTTCCGGGAACCGCGTTCCCGTCTTCTCCGCTGTTCGATTGGCGTTGGCGCTTCGACTATCAGGCAACGCCGGGTAAGCGCGTCAAGATTGCAGCGATCGAGCCGCTAGGTGAACGGCATGTGCGAATCAGTTGCGTAGATGATCCAGTCGAGTATCACGGAGCCAGCGTTCTAGGAGCGACCTACATCGCACGGTCTGCAACACAACCGGCTACGCCATCCATCAGCGGTCTGCGCACGGATGAGGTGCTGGTAAATGTTGCCGGCAGCGTTGCAACCCGTCTAATCTGCACATGGAATACCACTGGCGAGGTAGGCGCTACGCGCGTGCGGTGGCATGCCAACGACGGCGTATGGGTGTCGGTTGGCGACGTGGCAGGGAGGCGCGTTGAATTCTCGGTTGCCGACCGATCGACGATCACCGTAGAGGTAAGCGTATTCAACTCGGTTGGTATGATGGGTCTATCCGGCGTGGCGACCGATACCCATTACGTCGTCGGCAAGACTGCTCTTCCGCCGACGCCACAATACTTCCTCGTCTCTGGGCAGGCCGATGGCACGCGGCAACTGGCGTGGGGATACACGACGATCAATCCCCCGCTCGATGTGACGATCGGCGGCGGCTATCGAGTGCGGTACGTGTCCGGCGCATCCGGTACGTGGGCGTCCATGTCGGCGCTTCATACCGGTCTGCTGATCGCTTCCCCATTCGAGTTCAACACGCTGGCGGCAGGAACTTGGACGTTTGCCGTAAAGGCGGTGGATTCTAGCGGAAACGAAAGCGCAGACGCGCTATACGCTACGGCAGTCCTGCTCGATCCGCGCCTCGGTGGCGTGATCTATGCCATCGACCCATTCACTGTGTCCTGGCCCGGAACGAAGACGGCTTGCTGGCGTGATCCAATTACAGGATGGCTTGAGGCCAATTCCACGGATACATGGGCGACGCTGCCGCCATGGGAGTCGTGGAATCAATGGACATCTAATCCGGTCACGTCGTTTGTCTATCAGCACTCCACGATTGATGTCGGCGTGGTGACGAGTTTCACGCCTAATGCGTCATGCATCGGCATCGGATCGTTCCTCGTTGAGGAACAGCACAGCGACGACAATTCGTCCTACTCGGGATGGGCTACTGCTGGCGTCAAGATAAGCGGTCGATACGTGCGACTGCGCGTTACCGTGACGCCGACCGTTGCGGATCAGGCGATGCATCTGGAGTCGATGCAGATTGCTCTTGATGCGAAAACCATTCAGGAGTGGATCAATGATTCAGTGGTGCAGCCCGCCGGATGGACAAAGGTAACGACTGGGAAATACCGCGTACCAATCACCCAGACGTATGCCGTTATTCAGCAGGTATCCATATCATTCCAATCTGCTACAGAGGCGGGATGGACGTATCTAGTATTGGATAAAAACATAACCTCCGGTCCTCAGATTCAATTTACAAACCCATCCGGCGCTGCTGCTGATCCTACCGGAACCGTCGATGTATATATCAAAGGACTCTGATCATGGCATGGCCTACTGACAACATCTCGACGACTAACCTGGACGCTGGCGGCGATTCGGCAGCTACGGCACGAGCCGATCTCTACAACCTGGCATTGCGCGTCAAAGACATCATCGCTGGGCGCGGTACTGCGAACGGAGTGGCATCGCTCGACGCAGGCGTCCATGTTCCTGTGGCCCAGATTCCAGCGCTGTCGTATCTGCCTACGACCGGCGGAACAGTCAGCGGCGGGACGGCGTTTTCCAGCACGTTGGGAATATCCGGCACGCTCACGACGGCGGCTATCAACGCAAGTGGAAATATCACAGCAACATCTGGATACATATCGACGTCAGCGAACTACATCCAGGCAATCAAGAATTCTCAAACTGATTATTCGTCATCAGCGCTTCGGTCCGTATCGGAGTCCGGAAATTCCGGAGTATCTATCCATTGCAGCGGATCGAGCGCTACTTTTCTGCAGCACGCGCGCGGCGGTAACGGAATATCGGTTTTGGACGCATCAAACAATCCTGCCGAT